ATTAAGAAAAGTTTTATATTCTTCTAAGAACTTCCAAGATCCTTTATCATTAATATAATCTTTAAGTGATGCTCCTATTTTACATATAGATCCTTCTTCAAACCAGTATTGGTTTATAATTTTACCCATATGAAAATATGAAGAAGCAATCTGACGTTTTTTAAGTATAGCAACGTGTTGATTATTTAATTCTGCAATAATTTCATACAATGCCATATGGTATTGTGCGTCTCTTACTTTTGCAAAGCCATAATGTTTTTCTTCTTTATCAAAAATAGGTAAGAAGTTTAACCACATGTAATAATCTCTGGTTAAATACCATGTCCTATCACCTTGTTTATATAATACACCTACCCTGCATTTATTTTTTTGATCTTCCCAATAAGCAGTAAAATCTTTTGATCTAAATGGTGCATCACAATAATATCCTTCTTTAGTAAATTTTTTAGCTTCTGCATTAAACTGAAAAGCCATATCAGTAAATTCATACTGACCTGGCTCTTTAAATATAGATTCTAAATATTCTCTAAAAACAACATCACTGGAAAATTCTGTAGTTTCCCACTTATCTTTATTGTATGTAGGAATGCTTCTACTCATATCTTACAATTGCAAATATATCTCCTTCTTGAATTAGTAAATGTTCCTCACCTTGATGAGTCATTGGTGTTGGCATAGCGTGTTCAGCATATTGTACTGTATCACCTATAACAATTTCATGAATTCCTGATCCTACACCTACTACCAAACCTTTAAAAGTTTGTTCTTGTGCCATTGAAGGTATTATCAATCCTGATGCAGTTTTAGTTTCTGCTTTGATTTCCTTTATTAATAATTTTCTTCCTACTGGTATTACTGTCTGATTTTTCATTTTCTTCTGGTTTATTATTAAATTCAATTTCATCCCAATAGCAGAAATGCCATTGAGTTTTATTATTTTTTATCATAGTTGGTCATATGCCAAACCTGCACCTCCACGTACTGAACTTTCTTGTTCATTTTGCATATCAGTAAAGGCACCTTTGTATGATTGTCTTATCTGTTCAAATTTTGCAGCTGCATTAACCATAGAGTTAATGTTACCATCTCTTCCATGTTCTATAGGTGTAACTTCCATATATCTTCCTAATCTATCAAGCATAGATTTAATACCTACGTAAGCTCTAAAGGTAGGTGTCTCATACATTTTTCTACACATGTCTAAAGCATATCTTATTTTTGGATCTTCAGTTGATTCTTCCAATTTAATTTCTTCTATAATTATATCTTCTTTTTCATGTTCAGGTAAATTAAAAAAAGGGTTCATATCTGGATTAGGACAACTCATATAGAATATATATTTATATACTTGTAAATATGTATCAGGATACTCATCCATTATTCCTTTTAAGAAAGGTAAAGTATAACAATGTTCTGTAACTACAACCTTATTGTTTTGTATATCAAATAACTTTACTATCATATTTTTATATTTTATAATGCGTCTATAACAGCTTTTACTGCTGCATAAGTATTAGTAACATAAAAAGGAAGAGGATAACCTTCCACAATTACTGTACGAACATCTATTGTACTCCCATCTGCTTGATATGTTGGACCTACCGCACTCAACATAAGAGGGTTTATTGCAACAAAAGATTCAGAACCTTGCACTACATACATTGTAGATGGATCTGTAGAAGGTCTTTGAAATGCTAAAGAAACTTGTGTTAATTGTATTGCTGCCATAATTTATTTTTTAAGTTGTTCTTCTTGTTCTGATATATTGACCTAATGTAATTATTGGTCTTTTAATTAACGCTTGTTTTCTTTTTTCTAATCTTGTTTCTGTCTTGGTAATCATTTCTTAATAGGATTGTCTTTTAACCACATAACTAATGAATTTACTTCATCTTTTAAATATGGTAGTTCATATATTTTTATGTTTTCTAAAACAGGTTCCCCATTAACATGTTCATTAATTGGATAACCAAACTTATCTTCACCAACTTGTTTGAATTTAACATGTTGTATAGTAAGTTTACCTATCTTTAATTTGGGGTTGTGCTTCTTAATAATATACGCATAAATACTCAATTGTAAGTTATAATGATTTAAATTACAATCATCTAAATGATTAACAGGTCTAAACATTTTATTAGTGATGCCTTCCCAGTTAGTAAACCCTTTATTCTTTATTTCTTTATTTGTTTTATAATCATTGATATTAATATATCCATTCACTACTTCAACTACATCTGCTTGACCACATAATCCAATTGATTTAAGATATACTAAATGTTCAGGATATAAACCTTCTTCTAGTTTTTGATTAGGAGATATTTTAATTCCTTCATCATCTACTAAAGGTTTAATGATAGGTACTTCTACACCATGTCTTCCTATTGTATCTAAACCTAACATATCAGCTTCTCTTTGATTATGATAGAAGTTTCCTAAAGTTATAGCTCTGGTTGTTTCACCATCCCATGCAGCTATAATTTCTTTAGGGGTCATACCGTGCCATTTAGACCTTTTATTCTTAGAGGATTTCTTTGCTTGTCCATCCCTGTCAAATTTTGGTTTAAATTTTCCTATGAAAGATGTTACACCAGTCCAACTAATGTTGTCTTGATCATTACTTTCATAAATATGTCCTTCTTCTTTAAATCTTATTGCCATTAGTCTTCATGTTTTAAATCTGCTGTTGTATTAGTACAATAATCATGATTGCTTTTATATGTATAAAACTCATTTAAAATTGAAATAGTTTCTTCTTGCTCATCAACCTCTAATAGTGTTATAGCTTCTTCACTTGATATCATTCCACTAATTAATAATTCACCAATTATTTCTTCTTTACTTAAGCTCATCTTCTTTTGATTTAATTTGTTTATTAATTAACTCTTCTGTCTCTTCTGCCATTAATGAATCCCAATATCCTTTAGGACATTCACTAGATAATGATCTAACTTTAAATGATAAACTACATCCACAATCAGAACAACAAGGATGTGTACCAGGAGCTAAACAATCACTTCCTTTTGCATCAAACAATGAACATCTAATACATACTTGATACCTATCTGTTGCTACTGCCTCTACATGTTCTTTTTTAAATATGTTATTTTTAATTCCTTCAGCTATTGCATCAAGATTTTTAAAAGCTTCTACATATTTAGACCATTTACTTGACATCTCTAAATTTCTTTTTGTTTACTAAATCTTTTTCCATTTGTAACATTGCTTTTTCCATTTGATCAATATTTTTTTGAACATCTTCACTTTTAGCAAATCCTACATAAGTTCGTTTGGTTAAATTACCTAAAAAACTTTTATTTTTCTTAATTGCTTTTTCTAATTTATTTTTTCTTAAATAAAAAGTACCTAGACCTTCAATGTTTATTCTAGGAAAATCTAAGTTAGATAATTTCTTTCTAACCTTTGCATAGTAAAATGTTATTATATCATCTACTACAGATTGATGAACACCAACTTCATCAGCAATATTTTTTCTAAAGTTCTTATAACTCTTTGGATTCACTTCCTAAAATTTTATAATCTAATAAAACTAAACCATTGACTTGTATATTAAGACCTTTATTAAGTGATATAGTTTTTTTATTTACTCCATCTTTAATAATTAAGTTCTTTTTTTCTGCTTTAGTAATTGCATTTCTAGCTGACTGAGGACTTTTAAATATTTCTTTATCAACTAAACTTATACAAAACTTTGTAAGTTCTATTCCATTATTCTTAGCTAATTCCATTAAAAATTTTAAATCAGAATTACTAATTAATATATTTTCAAAAAAACAATAGGTAACTAACTGATACTGAATACATTTATCCATATCAACTTTTAATTGTAATCCTACTTTGTTAACTAATGCCATATTATAAACTTAAAATCATATCAACTAAATCAGGATGAGGATAACAATCTGACTTGTCTTTCCTAACGTTGGTATGTGTTAATAATCCTTTTACCTTTCCATAGTATGCATCCTCTACAAAATCAAAACCTTTAGCAGGCCCATATTTTAAAATAAATTGTTTTAAACCTATTCTAATATCTATACTATCTCTTTCTCCTACATATCTAATCCACTTTTCAGTAGCTTTAATTTGTTCTTCTGAATAGTTATGCCATTTTAAGTAACCTCTAAAAGGTTCTTCTAAAGTTTTAACTTGATCAAGTCTACATTTACTTTTTACATAAGTTTTAAAATCTGAATCTAAATAACCCATGTTACATATTTCTAATCCAACAGAATGACGATTCATAAATCCTGATCCTGTTTTACCTAAATGATATCCTTGATTACCTGAAGGAAAAGCCTGTACCATTGTACCATCATATTGCATGTCTCCATTTCTATGATTAGGCCCCCCTAATACAAATTCAGTTGCAACACGCCCCCTTTTATCTCTAGCCCAATAATCTATACAAGCATATGGGTTAGCATTACCAGCAGTGTGATGAATAAAAACATATTGATTCCTAACTAATCCTTCTACATATTCTTTTTCTGGTAAAAAATGTTTATGTATTATCTGATCATAGTTAGTTGTATAGTATTGAGAATGAATATCTGTATCTTCATCAATTTCAGATGGGATTGCATATTCCAGATTTAAGATTAACGACCACATGTCATTATCAACTATACCACTAACGGCTAAGTTTTTATCTAGTTGAAATCTCTCTACAGCTTTTTCAGTATTAGGTCCAAACTTACCATCAGCCTTTAACCCTAATTTATTTTGTAGAGTTACAACATCTGGTCCTGCACTTCCTATCTTAAGTTGTCTCATGACTACTTAATTTTAGATGCTGCAGATTCCATAGCATTTTTAAAAGCTTTTGCTTCATCTGATTCAGGAGCTACACCACCCTCTTTGTTTTGTTCAGCATATTGCTGAGCCATAAACATTTGAGCTTGCATTCTTTCTGCTCTAGCTTTTTCAATTGCAGACAACAACATTTCATAGTCAGCTTGCACTTCTAGATGAGGTATGTTGTCTTTGTAAAATTCTGTAATTTCTGCCCTGCGTTCAGCCAGTTCTTCTTTGCTAAGTTGTGGGTCTTCTTGTTTGATTTTCTTATCCGCCATTATAATTAGTTTAAATTAATAATAACAAATATATAAAAATAGTTTAAATAAAAAAAGTTTAAAGACTATTTCTTTGATTTAGCTCCACTACACTTCCATCTCTTCCGAGATAAATTGTTTGGAGTATTAGGATCATTTTGTTTTTTCTTAGATACTCTTTTCTTTATTCCTAAACTTCTTGCACAGTAGCTATCACCTTTAGAGGTCCCAGGCTTAACTCTAGGACCTCCTCCTTTGGCTTTTCCAGCTTGTCCATAACTAACCCGTTTACCAGATTTAGTTACTTTAACTTTAGCTTTACCT